CGGCGCGTCCGGCTTCGTCCGGGCATTCAGGTAGGCATAGTCCCGCACCGTGGCCAAACTCCCATCCGTCACCACAGTCTCAAATGTCACCGGCTTGCTCTCCGCCCGGCTCACCCCGCCGCCGTAGGTGCCGTCTGGATTGAGTGTCACGCCTTCCGCCCGGAAGGCCACCCCTTGTGTTCCCGCCGGCGCGTCCGGCTTCGTCCGGGCATTCAGGTAGGCATAGTCCCGCACCGTGGCCAAACTCCCATCCGTCACCACAGTCTCAAATGTCACCGGCTTGCTGGTCCGTTTCTGGAATGCCACATCCTCGGTGCAATCCTCATTCTTCGTTCGTTCCTGTTGCCGTGTTATTCCCTGAACTACAACATCCATATCCGGCAACGTCACCACTTCCCCGTCATCATCCTTATTCCCCGCCTTCAATCCCAGATGACGTTCTACCAGTTCTTCATCTACCGCCGTGTTCCCGGCAATAAATTCCGCCTGGTGCTGATACAGTCGCCGGCGCGTTTCCATAGTCTCATTATAGGCGCCGGTCTGCGGATTGACGTTCAAGTCACGCTTATACGTGTAGCCGTTTCCCGCGGCTGGTAGGGTGGAAACCGTCCGTACATTCAGGTGAAGATTCTGCCATGCCTTATATCGGCAGGAATTCTCGCTTTCCGTTCCATCAACCGACTTCGATCCCTGCTGGATCTCCTGAAATAATAGCCACACCAGACCATTGGGACCGCTCGCCACCAGGGGATTCAGGTTGCCTGTCTTATAATACACCCGTCCGCCGTACCAAGTTCCCGTGCGTGCCCAGCGGGTCCCGGTCATTGGATTCACTATCGGCGGCAGGGCCTTGAGATAGGCAATACAATCGTCCAGATGTTCCTGTTCAACTGTCCAATAGCGCGTAACTATGGATTCGCCCAGTGGTCGGTTCTCGTCCGATTCCTGGACCCGTGCCTTACTCTCTTCCAATAATCCCGCTATGATTGCCGCATCCATGTCCTTATTTCTTTCCCTCGCGGATCATTATGATCAGGTTCGTCACTGCATTCGTGAAGCATCCTCGATGACCTAACACCAGATGACACCGTGGACACAGACAAACCATATTATTCGTATCATGCGCCCGGGCCGGATATAGGTGTTGCGGATAGATATGGTGGACCTGAATATCGTTTGTGGCGCCGCACCAAGCGCAAGGTGTAATCACGATGCCCCATTCTGACTTGCTTCCGACTGGACCGCTGACCACAATCCCCACCAGAAGCGCCAGTACACTCGTTAAAACAATCAGTCTAACACTCATATCACTCCTTCCTCTTGGGTAAAAATAGCGGGGGTTGGAATTGAACCAACTCTCTCCGGATTATGAACCCGGTGGCTTACCGTTTGCCCTCCCCGCAAATCATGACGGCCAGGATCAAGATTTACTTTGCGTAACTCCCAACGCCCACACACCCCATTTCGATAGCCTTCTTGGAGATGTAGGTCACGGCCGGATCGGATCCATTCCCAAATTCCCCTGCCCAGGTCGGTCCATACTTTTGCAGGTCTGCCAGTTGCTTCAGGTAAGCATCCGCATTTGACATCGAGGTCTGGAACGGATGCCAGTCGGTTTCCTTCCACAGTTCAATTGCAACATTGCGCGATTTCGCGGCCGTGGCCACCAGTTTCAGGAATTCAGATGATGCCGATCCGACAATTATCCGGCGACCGGGACTATATTTCTTAACCCATTCTGCCCGCTGAACTGCATCGGTCGCACTGAACCGCTCATTGGTTTCCAGGCAGATCATCCAGGCAACCTGTTCCGCCGTGGCCCAATCGTAGTATCCGGCGATCTCCTTGATATAGGTCTCGTGTCCGTTGGCCGGAATGCTGGTTGAATCATCATTGAACAGACTGACAATCCAGCGATTGACGTCGTAACTTTTGCGCGCAATGACTACTTCGTTTTCGGCATCATTCATCCGATGTCCGTCCTGCGGGTGTTTTGCGTTCGTCAAAAACATCGCCAACTCGACGTTGCCACGGAGCTTTTCGGCGATTATCACGGCCGCGTCCCCGCCCATCTTCTTGATCCACGCATACCCGTTGCGTCTCGCGTCCTTTTCCCAGTTATTGCCATGGATATCCACAAATCCGAGAAGGCTATCCACGCCGCTATTCCCCGGCCAGGGTGGGGTTGTGTTCGTGCCGCAGAGTTTATGTGGGTAGAACATCGTGCCACGCCACGTTGTGCCCGTGGGTCCTGGTGTGGGCGTGGGTTCGGGAGTAGGTGTTGGTTCCGGTCCCGGAGTTGGCACCGGTGTCGGTGTGGGATTCTGTTTCGCCAGCCATGTCGCAATCTTCTGGAGCCATTCTCGTATTGTCATTTGATCCCCTTTCGTTATTTAGCCATCGCTTTGGCGGCCTGGCCGGCGATCGCGCCGATCGCACCCGCCGATGCCGTAATAAGTTCCTTGTCGCCTTTGCTCACCAGACCTTCAACGGTGATTGTGCAATTGCTGACCGTGTAGGTCACTTTAGGAAGTTCTACGGTCTTGCAAAATGTTTTCAGTGTGGCGTCGCCGCACGGGGTCGGGATCCGGTAGGATGCACATCCCACGAATAAAAGCGCGACAGCAATCACAACGAGAACGATAGCAAGTGCCAATGCTGGTTTTGATGCGTCATACATTTTGCGCCTCCAGTAGTTTTAACCGACCTTCTTTCCAACGTTTGATCGTTGTCAATGGCGTTGGGTTTTCGTTCTCGTACACGTCGTAGCATGCACCCTTGGCGTATGCGTCCTTCACGCCTTCGGTACACCATGCCGCCCAGGTCAAACCAGCGGCCCATGGAAATATGTCGCCAAAGATCGCCTTGAGTGTGAGCCGAAAATACGCCGGCCAATCATATGCCTCGTTCAAGATGTTGTCCGTCCACCAGTCCGCCGCCATGCCCTGCCGCATCCTGCTTATGTTCAAGACCTCAAACAGTTGCAGATTGCGGATTTCACCGGCGGCAAGTCTGCGTTCATATTCAGTCAGCGGGGTGCGTTTCGACTTCGGGTTGACACTTTCCCCGATCCATAATTGCCCGTCATGTTCGACGATGATCCATGAATGTGACGGGCTATTATCAACACTGTCGCCAGTCAGGGCGCGATACGCCTTGCCGTAGGACGTTCCAATCAACCAGCCCATGATCTCCGCCGATCTGTCGGAGCCGATTATTCCCGGCCAAACCGTAATGCCGTTTAATTTTGCTTCCATCTCACGCTCCTCCGCACGGTGCTCCGTTATTGAATGCTGTTTCCGTCTGCGTCCTTATCGTCTCTTGTTCCCGTTCCCATTCCTCCATCCGTCGTATATCCAACCGCAAAAGTTTGGCATGATCTTCCATGATCTGCCGGTCGTGATGATCATGGATCTCCGGTAGTGCTTCCTCACATTGCGCCAGGCATTTACGCAAGGTCGCAAGATGGGTGGATTCGCACATGTTAATTCCCTGTTGCTTTTGCAACGTGTGGTCCAAACGCCTTTAATGCCTCAATAATCCCAAAGATGATTGCCCCAGTGGTTCCTCCAGACAGGATCGCGTAAAAATTACCCTGGCGTGCTTGCTTCAGGATCGCAGTCATTCCGTCAATCAAAAAAAGTTGAACGTCCTGCTCTCCCTTAACCGGGCACTTGTCGTAATCTCCATTCTCCACCAGTTTCCGCACGCGGGCGGCCTGGGACAGGACCATATTCGATGATATACTTTCGTCGTTTGCCATGTCGCCCTATGCCTTTCTACATATATTTAGTGTGTCAAACATTTGACCGGAATAACCTTGATCCCCAGAATTGACCAGTCTGACCATGTACTGCCATCGCCTGCCGCCGAAATATTTGTGGCTGCCAGATCGGATGAAATGTAATTGGTCCCCACCCCTTCGCCCGTTGCATATATGCGCACAAGATATTGGACGTTGGTGTTTGCCGGCGGATACCAGGTAATCAAACCGAAATGCGAACCTTCTTTGCCTTCTGACTCGTCAAATGAATTCGTGATCGTTCCGATGGTGATCCAGTTCGTGGATGTCCCGGAATTCGTGCCCTGAAAATATTGGAGTGTGGCCGACAAATAAACTCTTGTCAGATCCCACTCCATGAAAATCCCAAACGTGACCGGGTAGCCCACAGCAAACGCATTGGCGGCGTTGAATCCGCCGGCGCGTGCCGTGATGGCGGCATTGGTGTCTCCATAATCGTAGTTGCTGCCCGGCGATACCGTGTCGAACCCATTGCACGATGTGATGTAGACCTTCTTGCCTGTCGGATTCCCCGGCCCATAAAACCAGGCACAGGAGAGAGAGACCAAAAGTGCGCCTACAATAAGTGTGATAATCTTTTTTCGCATGATCTTCTCTCCTGTGCTGGTCAATGATCCTTCCGATTCGTCCGATTACTTCGCCGCCGGTGTTACTGTCGCCGGCGCCGAATCGCCCAGTTGTTTCCGTGTCGCCTCGACCTGCGTGATGAACGGAATCAGGTTTGGGCTGTCCACCATGAACACCCGATAGAACCGCAGGATGTCGTCCAGGAATGCCTTGTAGTCATCGCATTCGTCCGGGCGGATGCTCTTGAGCACAAACAGCAATTCGTTGCTGTTCAGGGCCGGAGCGCGCACGCCCAACTGATTCAGCAGATATGCCTTCTTGTACTTCAGTGCAACGGCCGGATCGGTCTCGTTCTTGACGATTTGGCGAATGTAGGCATAGTTGCCCGCATCCATCTGGGCTTCGTACACCACCACGGCGTCTTTCACACGCCCTTGCGCGTTCAAGATACCGGCCTTGGCGATCGCGATTGCGGTCTTCTGGGCTATGACCGTGCATTCGGGGAGCAACTTGTCATAGTACGCGAGCTTTTCTTCATCCGTCGCAAGATACCCCGCAATGGCCATCAGGCGTTGAACTCTGACGGCCGCATTCGGCGCGGCGTCAGCGTATTCCGTCAGGGCGGCAATCAGTTTCGGGTTGGTGACCTCCATGCTGACTGCAAGATTGATCGTCGCCACAAGCGCGACAACAATCAGAACCATCGTCTTCATTAACTTCATCTTCATCTCCTCGTTTTCACCAACGATTGTCGGTGTGGCAACCGGTAATTACCGGTCCGGTGATTACCGGATTATTTACGCCAGGTTGTTTTGGTTAGATCGTCCGATACTTCAGTTCCCCACAGTTCTCTTGTTCCACCTCCTCCCCCGGCCAGCATGAGCGCGGCCGACTTGTTTTGGTTTATGGTCTCGCACGTTTGGACGTTGTATTGCCATACCGTGTTCTGGTCATAATGAATCTTGGTGTTGGCGTCATAATATGGGCGCGGCCCGATCACAAGGAATAGGTAGGGTTCTGCGAGTTGTTGTGTGCGCATGAATTTGATCACCTTTTCCATGCGGTAATCCTGATAGGCGGCCTCAAAGATCATGCTTCCCGTTGTTCCTGGGTGGGCGCTTGAGATCAACTTATAATCGGCACGGGTATCCAGGGTGGTTTCGCCCATGACCGGGATGGTCGGGCATGCCTCACGGATCAGACTGGTCAACGCGGATCGGTATTTTCGTGCGGAAATTTCGGACCCGGTAAAATGCAGCATGTGACCAAACGTGGCCTTGCGCCAACAGGGAATGGCAAAGGCGCAATACGGCAGAATCTGCCGGCAAGCTTCACGGTATTCCCCGGGATCCACGTAGTTGCGCGTTTCCGCCTGTTCTTCCGGTCCGTAGGTCAAGGCCAGCATCCAACCGTCCGCCTGCAGGCGCTTGGCCAGCTTTGCCAATGTTTCCGGCGGTTCGCCTCGCCAGACCAATAGAGCGCCATTGAAACCTTGGGATCTGAACCAGGCGAGTTCCGCCAATTGGTTTTCTTCCTCGGGCTCGGTGCGCGGCGTGACTATCTGGCCGATCATTCGCAAGGCGCTGATGTCGGGCATGGCCAATGCCTGATTTTCTTTCAACGGCGCGGCAAAGGTCTGGTTCCACCAGGTCAGTGCTTCGCGGTCGCGCCGGCAGAAATCCGGATCAATGTAGATCGTATTCCATGTGGATAAATTCAGGTTTCCGCAAGCGGCGGTGGATTCCTGATGCAAGACGGCCTGGGCCTTGTACGCATCGAGGCGCTGAGCGAGCGCCGCGGACTGTGCTTCAAAAGCCGTCTGAGCGCCGGCTGTGAGTGCGAAAAGGACGGGCACGATCAATATAATGCGTTTCATTTTGCCTCCAATATTTTGTTGATGATGTTTACGACACTTAACTCTGCCGACTTGATCACATAACCCCGGCAATAATACGTGTTGCCCCGGACTGAGTTTGTCCAGGTATAGGACACGTTCGCCTGGTAACTGTTAAAATAAAGATGCGGTAATTGTCCCGTTTGCATGGGTTCCACGGTGGCACCGTTCCAATAAGACCAAGATGCCGGATTGGTTGACTGCACGGAAACCGTCGTGCCAGTGAATCCGGGATTGGTGGCGATCGTCAGTGAGAATTGATACAGGTCTTCCGGACTATTTGTGCCGACAAGTGCATCAAAATCCACGCCGGAAAAAGTCACAATGCGCGTGACAATCTGCGTGGACGATAAATCGCTGACCCCATTACTTCCCGCTGGGATCACAAACCCGAATAGCGCGTTGTTGCTGTCACCCACATTCGTCACGATCACGGAACTTCCGGGTACCCCGTTGGATACCCAGGCCACGGCGATGGTCGCCGCCAGACCGTTTGTGCCGGGCGCACCGTCCACCCCGTTGGTCCCGTTCACCCCGTTCACGCCGTTCGACCCGTCCGCCCCGGCCACCCCGTTCGACCCCGCCGGGATCACAAACCCGAACAGCGCGTTGTTGCTGTCACCCACATTCGTCACGATCACGGAACTTCCGGGTACCCCGTTGGATACCCAGGCCACGGCGATGGTCGCCGCCAGACCGTTTGTGCCGGGCGCACCGTCCACCCCGTTGGTCCCGTTCACCCCGTTCACGCCGTTCGACCCTGCCGGTCCTTGGATGCCCTGTGGTCCCGTATTCTTGTTCGTCACGCATCCCGTCAGTGTTCGCGTCAGCGGGTTATAAACCAGCCAATTGCTCGATGACGCCACCGGCAAATAGTTCGTCATTGTCCGCAAAACTGCCTCGGCATTCGTCCCACCCGCCCGGATATACTTCCCATCAACTCCGTCAAACACCGCAATTTCCCCGTCCGCCACCGCACCCTTCACGTGCACTTCCGGGTAATACTGTCCGAATGAGCACAGCCCGGCCGCCAGCAATGTCGCTATAGTTGTGATTGCTTTCTTCATTCGTTTCCTCCGGCTTGCCCTTCGTAGTTTCTTGAACGAAGTAGGGTCTGTCGTCTGGCGTCCGTCGTCTGGCGTCCGATTATTCCAACGGTTCCAGCCGCACTACTCCCGCTTGCCCGCTCGCCTGTTCGATGAAGCGCGCATTCTCCACCATCTTCTTACTCCACACTTTTTCGTATCCGACTGCCAGCAACACACCCACTTGTGTTGCCGTGGCCGGGTCAGAGCCGTCAAATGTCACGAGTACCGCCTTAGTCTTCACCGCCACCCAGAAGTGCGTGGCATAAGTCCCAGCATAAGCAGTCGGCGTTACCGTCCCGCCTACCGCCAATTCCACCCCAAGATCCCCGTTCCCTACTGGCCGTAATTCCGATTCCAGATTTGTCACATGTGCATACATGGCCTTCCTCCGATTTTGTTTTACAAAATCGCCCTGAGCAAGGCGCTCTCGCGCCGCGTCGAAGGGCTATTTGCGTTTACCTTTCAAACACCGCTCGCCTCGTCACTCCCGGCTGATTCCATAACTCATCTTCCAATCGTTCCAATTCCGCCGTGGCCTTGTTTTCCGCCTTCCCGTTTTCCACCGGGTCCAGCAGATAATCCGCATGGGCGCCCCAGATAACATAGGTCTTCAAAAAGTCCGGAAATTCCACCGGCATCCAAGATCCTGTTTCCTGTTCCGGTATCTTGCCCGTGCTTGGAGTAATTGCTTTGTAACAAGTCCCGGTGCTTGTCCGATAACACAGGCCCCCAATCGCATACGTCGTCAGTGCTGTCCATTCCGTCAGCGAATATTCCGGGACCGGCAACCTGAACCGAATCCACGGTTGCGCCGGCGCTTCCTCGGCCACCACCTGAAAACCATCCTCGTAAAGAATCACCGGCCGCACGGCGCCGGCAAACCGGTAAACTCGCGGATCCCGGTCAAACACACAGTTCTCCAGGTCCACATCCCCGATCTCCGTTTCCCCTTCCTGCTGCCAGGCAATCGTGCGTTGAAAGTCTTCTCCCACCTCCGCCCATTTTGTCGTCGCCACATCCGGATCGTTCCCCACATTGCCATCTTCCAAACTCACGTAGTAATGCCCGATCCCGTCCGCGTCCACATGCCACGCCTCTTCATCCTCGGCATAGTTCCGCAAAATATCCCAGGTCCCGCGGTATTTACGCTGTTCCGTCTTCATCAACTCCTGCCAGAACGCCCATTTCCAGCCGACCTTGATTCGATCGGTGATGGATTCCGCAATCTTGGCCAGGTCACTCGCGCTGACTGTCACCACATCGGGATCCAGTCCCCGTTTCCGGCATATCCCATGCAACACTGCCTTTAAACTGCATGTCTTCATAAAAACATCCGTCCGATCAGTCAGATACGTCCGATCAGTTTCCCGTACTCCCTGACCCCATCAGGTCCCCACACTTTTCGGTAAGTCACCTTCCCAAACCTGTTTCTCATCACTCGCGGCGACCGCACCGCATCCACGTTGATCCCAAATTCCCGCCGGTCCTGGTCCTTCCAGTACCCCTCTGCATCCTTTGAAAGCACCGCCTGACCTTCGCCATTTACCGCATTCATTACCGACCGCAACGATAATTGCCTGGTCATTCGCCCGCTTTTTCCAAACGTCCTTAACTCTCCGCGCTTCGCCGCTAACCGCTGATCAACTACCTGCGCCATTGACTGTTCCAACTGTCGGCGCGCCAGTACGCCCTGAAATGCCCCGTGTAAATCCAACGCCCCTCTTGTATATCCACTCATAATAAAATCCTTTATCAGGCAGGTAGAGCGGCTTTGCCGCCCTGTCTGCCGATTTCCACATTCTCCCCGTACTGTTGTGCTAATACTCCCATCCGCTGCAATCGGCTTTGTAATATCTTCTGTTTGTCCGGCGCCATATCGTTGAAAATATCCGGATTCATCTGTTGCATGTTCTGGTACAACTGCAGGCGCAATTGATAGTTGATGCTTCCATCGTCAAGCAGTTCCGGTTCTGTGCCTCCCCGAATTTCAGTGTAGGCCCGGACCTCATCCTTGATCTCGTCCTGGTTGGCCTGATCCAAGTTTTTAAGTGATGCTCCGGCCATGTCGGGCGACAACCTCCACAATATGCTCGCCACTACCGGGGTCGGATCAATTGTCTTGTAGCGGTCCATGGGCATCAACAGATCCTTGACAATCCCACTAATCGTCTTCAGGTATTCGGGGTCCAGGTCCTGGGGATTAAATTGCAAATCCAGGTCAAAGCTCCCCTGGATTTCTTCCCTACTCTTGATCACCTTCTCGCCGCGTTGGTTCGTTATTCGCGTCAGCATCTCATCCGGCATGTATTGTTGGCATAAACTCCACATCTGTTTTAAAACTTCCCGGAGATTGATCAGCCACCAAAGCACTGCAAATTCCTGTTGCAACCGCACCAGGTCCGGTGCCACGTCTTCATTGGTTCTGCCAAAATATTCGTCAATCTGACGCCGCAACTCCCTGATCATGCTGATGACGGTCTGGGGATACGGCGGGGGTGTTAGCCAGGCATAATCGCCATCTCGTTTAGCCGGCAGTTCCGCCAACGGTTTGATATGCAGGGTACCCATGCGCTGGCGTCCCCGTGTGATGATCGGCGGCACGCCCGCCAGGGCCGCATGATCGCCAAAGCTGTCGCAGTAGAGTTTGAGTAACCCTTGATAGGATCCCGCCAATTCGCCGATTCCACGTGTGTCCACCATCCGACTGTTCAAAGCCTCGCGTGAAAACACATGGCCGGCATAAAGTCCATGCGCATAATCGAGTAGTTTGCGTTCTGTGGCGGCGACATTCGCATCCTTATGGATGGTTACATAATATCGCCCAGGTACCCCGTCCTCATTGGTGGCCTGGTAATGCGCTGTCAGGATGTTGTAGAGTCCGCGATAATCCTCTACCCCTCTCTTGACCGTTACCCCGGCATCGTTGCGCACATAATCCGGTATGGCCGCGGTGCCCTCATGTCCGCCTTCCCGTTTTCCATCGTTCCCAACCTTCCCAATCACGGCTTCCACAAACTCATCGCTCCAGCCTTCGGAGATTTTACGTTCGATGATCTGTGTCTTGCTCAGCCATTCATTCTCAAAATAAACCCGCGCCTCCTGAAAGTCCGTGGTATTGGCCGGCGCGCACCAATCTTCAAAAAATCGCAACGCCCGCACGGCAGGCCCATCAAAACGAATATACGAAACCGGAAATTCCGCTTTGCCTTTCTCCCGCAGTTCCTTGATGACTTTCTTGGCCCGCGCCGGCCGGATCCCGGGGAAGTATTCCGCCAACTTCTCCGCCAGTATCCCTTCCCCAAATTCTTTCGACGCCAACGCAACCTTGAAATCTTCTGCGGCTTGGAGTGCTTGCCCTTGAATGTCCACCGCCGGCGCTTCGCCGCCCGGCGTAGCCTCGGGTGAAGCCGGGTTGCCCATTCCCTCGCCCTGGGGAGAGGGTTGGGGTGAGGGGCCTCCCATCTGGTCCGGCGTCTGGCTTCCGGTGTCTGGCGTCTGGTTTGTCGTCAGAACCTCTACCACCTGCTTCAGGTAAAGTTCCATCAACTCATCGGTCGTCAGCGTCTGCATCTTCAGTGCCGTTTCCTGACGCCACCATACCTTGCAAAGTGCCAATGCCGGCGAATCGCCGGTGTAATAATTTGCCAGCTTGATCAGTTCGCGCACCCAGGTCACGCCCAGGTGATTATTCAAAAGCCAGCGCATCACGATTGTTGCCGCTCCGGCCTTCTTCGTGTCACTGGCTTCCGTCGCTCTAAAATTGATTTGCGCCCGCACGGCCGCAATGACCAGGAGCATGACCTTCTCTTGAATGATCATGTCCGCCACGCGGACCTGCATGTCGCTGGCGCCTTCGAAGGGTTCTACCGGTTCTTCAGAATTTGCCTCGGCATGTTTGAGTCCATCCGCGCTCTGATGATCCCATCGGGCAAAGCGGATGTCGTCTATATCCACCCTCGTCTTAGCCAGGGTGTCATAGTCCTTGACGATCTGATCAATTTCTTCCTTCAGTTCGTCCAGCGTCGGCTGTGTCATCAGCCCGGCCCCGCCATCCCCTTTGACTTCATCTATCGGCATTGCGCCTCCAGGTGTTTTCAGGTCAGGCCCGGCGTAGCATTTCTTCGGCTACACCGGGCCCATCCGTCCTATCCGTCCCATCCGCCCGATGCGCCTTACTGCACGATCTTGAAGTAAAACCGCACTTCACCGCTCGTGTTCGCGCTCACCGCTTCTTCAGCATTCGGCGTAAACTTGAAGTCAATCGTATCCGCCGATGTGTAGACCTTGCGGCCATAGCTGTCGTCAGTCGCCGTCGTGGTAACTGACGAGGCATACACAATCGTATTCGTGAGCAGATTCGTCGAAGCTCCCAAATACGTTATGGTGTTCGTGAGGTAGGTGGTAGCCGTTGAAACCGCCAACGGTGACCGTCCATACTTCAAAAACACTTCCGTTCCGTCACTGGCCAGCTCCGTCGAAGTCAGATACAGATCCGCATCCGTTCCGTCCCCAACTTCCACCGCCAACGATCCGGTATAGTTCGTGTTTCCGGTGTCGAATGCCGTTATGAGCTGCATCGCCACCAGTTGCACGGCCGCATTGGTCGCCACGTCAAACACATTGGTCAGCGTCAGCGCCGTGTTCGTCGTGGTTCCCGCCGCCAGGTCGGAATACTTGATCGTTACCTCGTGGGTCGCCCCAAGGTTCGCCCTCTCCTGTTCCAGCAAAGGCCGGAACTCTGCCGCCGTGGCCCACCCGGCCATTAACAGCGCCATCGCTAACACCATCATTCTGCATTTCTGTTTCTTCATCGCTTCGATCTCCTTAATTTGTGATCCGTCCGATCCGTTCTCAACTCATATCAGTCCGGCCCCGGGGCGCCATCGCGCCCCGGGGCCATTCTGGTTATCTTACGCCGCGCACTTCACGTAGCCCTGTCCCAGCGGATTCTTGCCCCGCAGGATATACACTTCATCGTGATACCCGCGCGGACCACCCGACTTCGGCGGCTCAAGGTAACTCGCCGGCGCATCCAGGAAGCAGAGTTCCCACATGCTGTTGTCCAAGAACGCACCCGACCGTTGGGTGTAAGCCGTTGCCGCGCCGGTAGTCTTGTTGCACAAGATGTACCAGTTCGGAATAGCCTTTACTGACCCTGCGTCAAAATCGAAGAAATTGACGATTTGGATCAGCCGCTTGGCGGATGCGTCGATGTTATAGTTCACCAGTGACGCCGCTTCATCCGCTTCCGCGTCTGGATCACGCTGTGCCCAGCTCGACATTTGCGCCTTCAGTTTGATTCCGGCATGTAACACCAGGTCCACCGGCCCCTTCTTCGCCGTCGCCATGGCTTCCAGTTGCGCTTCACACACCGCCGGCGAATAGTCCACCAGGTTTCCGGTGTAATGGCACGCCGCCGCCGGCCTGAAATTATCCGGTACCGGCAAAACGGATTGCGCCGTTGACGCCAGCCAGGCAAATATGCCCCGGCTCTGATACGGTTTGCTTGAAGTTTCCGCCTGCGTGTCCATGTCGCTCAGCAGTTGCCGTTCGGTCATCTGCGCCAGGATCAGCGAATCATCGGCGGCTTGTTTGGCCTGTTCGTTCGTAACGCCCGCCGTCTTCGTCAACTGCGCCAACCGGGTGACCATCCAGCCCTTTGTTCTGAGCCACATCGCGTAACCGGACAGCTTTTCACGTTCCGTGTGCTCAAAGGTCGTCATGTCGCTTCCATCCATCGTGCCTTCAAACCCGCGCGTAGGATATAATTGACACGGCCACTCACTGAGCATCTGTTTCGGTTTGTCGCCTCTCGGCAATATTCTGCTGAGCGGCGTTTTCGTATCCTCCGCAATGAAGATTGTGTTGCCCAACTCCGCAATCTTCATGCTGAGATTTCGTTCATTAATTCCAGGCATTGTCGTACCTCCATATTTTGCTGGGGGTCAGATACGTCCGCTCCGTCCGATCCGTCCGTGCGGTTTAACCGCCCCCAAGTATTTTTGCGTATTGATTCACCAATGCGGTCTTGTTCCCGCCCTGTTCCTTGAACTCTTTCTGATCGAATGCGGGTGGTTTCTTATCCCCGGCGCTGAGCGGCGCTTTTCGCGTAGCCCCGTTTGCCCCAGACAATTTCGGCGGCTTCAGGTCAACTTTTTTCTTCCCGGCTCCGTCCTCGGTTTTCTTCTTTCCGGTTCCGTCGTCCGTCTTCCCGGCCTCTTCCGCAAGCCTCGCCTTTCGCCCTCTGGCCAGGTCCGACTGCATCAACCGCACCGTTGTAGTCCTGAGACTCTTGACATCCGCCGAAAGTTCCATCAGTTCTTCCTCGACGGCGGCTTTCATCTTTTTGATTTGGGCCGCTGTCATGGATGGATCCTTTTCAGGATCACTTCCCTCATAGTCTTCGCCAAGATGTTCGCCCAGCCACCGGTTCCACGCTTTGAGATTTTCGCAACGTGTAATTTTAGTGGCTTCATCCTTGGTCACGTAGTCCGGGGCAAAACCCAATTTGGCGACTTCAACAAAGATGTCACCCTGTTTCGCTTCCAGTTCCGTGACTCTGGCCTTGGCCGTATCCGCTTCCGCCTGGGCGTTCTTGCGTTTGACGTTGAACTCGTGGATTCGCTGATTGACCTTGGCTTGCGCTTCCGGCGCCAGCCCTTTGATCTCCCCGTCCTTGATCTTCCCTTCATTCAAGTCCGGGTCTTCGGCATCGTCATCACCGTCATCATCATCCTTATCGGTGTCGGTGTCGTCGTCTTTGTCGGCGGCGTCATCATCGGCGTCCTCGCCTTTGTCGGCATCCTTGCCTTCATCGGCTTTGTCACCTTTATCGGTGTCCTCGCCTTTGTCGGCGTCATCACCTTCATCAGCGGCGTCGTCCGATGCTCCCCGCGCCTCCATCCCCGCTTTGATCTTCGCGCTGATTCCTTCCACACCGCTTCCCGGTACAATGGCGGTCTTCGTTCCGTCTTCCGTCTTTCCGTCTTCCGTCTTCTCGCTCGTTGTGCCCGCGCCCGGTGTTCCAGCTTTTGCTTTCGCATTCATGACTTTCTCCCGTCATTGAGGATTTATCCCTGTGCTTTTATTTTTGCCGCACAGTATGGCCTTTGTGATCTTAAAATCGCACATTCCCCTCTTCGCGCAACCGTCTTGTGTCCCGCTTCGACCACTTTCGACCTGTTTCGACCACTTTCGACCGCATTTCGGTAACGTTATCTTTACCTCTAAAACGCAAAAAGGCCGTGGAAAATCCCCGGCCTTCATCCGTCATATCCGTCCAATGCGTCCGATTTAGGTCTTCTCCCCTCGCTTCCTCTTGTTCGCCTCCTCCAGTATCTCGGTAATTTTCAACTGGGCCTCCGCCAAACTCCCGATCCCGCCGGCATAATAGGCTCTCTCGCTATCCGGAAGTTTTGGGATCGCCGTCTGTTCCTTGGCAACTTCTTCCAACCCTGCCAGTATATTCAGCACCGCTTGCACAATCGGTGTTTCCGGTGGCACGGCCAGAGCCTCCATAATCTTTTCACTGCTCATCACCGGCGCATGGCGTAGCACATCTTCCAGCTTTCGCTTCCGCTCAAATCTAAACATTTTATGTTCCCTCCTTAATTCCAAATACTCTTATCACTTCCGCCCGTAAATATTTTGCCTGCTTCATTCCCGGCAATTTGCTTTTTCGTAGCATTTTAGCCGCCTTCATCTTCTTCCACATGTAAACGGTTATCCCCGTTGCTTCCCCCACAATGTCCCGCCGACTCAGCAACATCTTGTCCGGTAGTCCCATAGTGATCCTCTGTCTGGTTAAAAAATAATCTCAACTAAAATCCATAGAATAAATAAACCCACACCCACATATCCCCATTTCCATCCCTTTGGCGTATGGGTAGGTTCAAGTTCAAATATGATCTCGTTATTATTCATGTCCTCCTCATCGCGTATACACCACCGCCGGCGGCAACCGCCTCGGTTTATATCTTACCCGATCCTTCCCGTGGTCCCGCGTCGCCGTCCCATACGAAAATCCGCCGCGTGGCATAATCACCCCGCCTTCCTCATATTCGCAATCTTCCGCCATGTAAAAGTATCGCACCACATCCACCGGGTCCTTGCATGCCCCCTTCTCCCCATCCGCATTCGTCCAGTTTTCCAAGGCATAAATCGTGTTATTGCAATCGCTCGACACATAAAATTCCGGCTCATTGATAAATTCATCGTGTTCATTCAACTCATAATCCAACGCCGTGTTAATCGGACCCTCACCCTCTGCGTCAATCGCTTTTCCCGGTGTCAGATTGAAATAAAGCAGGATCTCGTCAAAACTCGTCTGGAGTGTTATCGGTCGGTCATTCTCAACACGTGGCGAACTTGCAGCCCGCGAATCCATGAAACGCGCCGTAATGACTTCGCGCGCTCCCACCCGTTCGTCCCAGTTTTCAAGTTCTTCGTCTTCCGGATATTCATCGCCGTTTTCCTTCCATTCTTCGTAATCCCGCCATCCCTCCAGTCGCGCTATCTCAAATTTGTACCTTAAATTTCCAAATCCCCAGGGCCCTTGCGCTTCGCCTCGCGCACCGTCGTTTATTCCATCCTTTTTCCCGCTTGGAATCGCCCAGGGTCCCGGCACGCCAACTCCCGGAATCGGATAGTTTCCCGGCCATTCCCGATAAAGATATTTTTTCTTGTTCTTGCATGCGCGGAACCATCCCATGAAAGCATTCCGCCCGCTGGCCGGGTCCATAATCATGAAATTTGTCCCCTCGGTCGGTATATCTTTTGGTTTGATAGTATGGATTTTCACAGAAAATCGGGGGAACTTGTTTGATACTACCTTGTCAGCCTTCCCGTAAAACCGTTCCCGGATATACCCGGCTGGTTTCAACCGCACAGTGCCGATCACATTCTTCGGATTTCCATACGGGTTGTCATTCGAGAAGAAATACACTACCCCCTTCTTCGGATCCAAACACCGTAACACCCTCGGCATCTCCTCAAATATCCTCTTTTGCTTGCTGTCATCTGCCTGCCCCGCCGTAGCGGCTTCGCGTAGGGGGGTCGTCTGGCGTCCGGCATCTGGTGTGAGCCAGGCAATCACGTCTTCCGGCACGCTCTGCGGCGCTCGGGCCGCCCGCTTACTGTGTGCCGCCGCTAAAATCTCCTGGTATTGTTCTGGCGTCAGTCCCAGCGCCCCCGCCTCGTCCTTTTCCCCGCCATCCTTCGGTAATAGGTATCCTCTGCACGTTCGCGCCTCCTTCGCTCCCGCACAAAACATCTTCACTGTTGGCGTGTATCCATTAACCGGCGTGAAAGTGATTACCCCATGCCCATCGCGTGTAGCCAGGCGTAACATCATCGTCTCCACCCAGTCCGCCGGCACTAATTCATCCGGCCAGAGAAAATCCTTTTCCATGCCTTCCAACGCCGTGCTGCGTTCCTGACTGTAATTCTTGAAAAAGCAATCGCTATTGTTCGGCAAAATAAAACTTTCACCTGCAAATCCATTCTTTTGCGTGTACTTAATATAAGCCTTTGTCGTGCGTATCGGCCCTTTCCATTCCGGCGGAAAGTGGTCCCATATCACCGGTTGTTGTTCCTCAATGCTTCGCGGGTTGCTCATCTGAAACACAGCCGCGCGCGCATCCTCTTGTTGCGTCAACAGCATCATCGTTCGTTTGGCCGCATATTGTGTCTTGCTGGACCGGTTTCCGCCCAGGATCAACAGCATCGTCACCGCCTGTACAAACCCCAATACCTGCCTCATCTTCACCTTAAACCACTCCCAAACCTGTCCATCCGTCCGATCCGTCTGATCAGTCCGCTTCCTCAGTTCCTTGATAAAATTTCTGTCATTGCAAAACGGAAAATCAATTAGTGCGTCGCATACGTGCCAGATCCCCGGCTCATACCCATAGCGCAACGGGTCTGCCTCCTCCGCCTCGATAACGTTCTCCCGCATATCCAACAGCCGGCGCAACGCCTCCTCCGCCGTCCCACCATTCCGCGCCATCTCCGCCTGAATCTCCATCATCCCCGGCGCCGGCAATATCGGATGTCCCTCAATTTTCATCTCAAAGCCCCAATGTCAGTTCGTAACTCAATTTCTGTCCTGGATGGTTCTTGTCCCATTTGGCAATCCATTCCTTTGCCATTGCCCGCGTGTTCTCGCCATCCTTCAAAAGACCGGCGCCATGATTCTTGCCGCCACAAATGCAATCGCATTCCGGACCCGTCGCGTCATAACATTTCGCATCGCATCGGCCCGCACACCCTTCCGAATTATGCACCGCAATTAAAGTGCTCATTTATATTCGTCCCATTCTGAAATCTGAAATCCTCAAATCTGAAATCCCCGCGTCGCGCGCGCCAGCAAAGCAAAGTGAAAATTTACCTATGAATACTGCACCCTAACTTCGTGTCGAATATCTGGTTGGGACAATTAAGTCCAACGAACACCCTCCCGCAGATTGAACAACGTCGTTGTTCCGGTTCCACTTTTTCTGATTGTTGTTTTTGTTCTGCATTTATCGGAGCCGGAATATAGACCTTTTGCTTATGCAAATTTGTATGGCGTTCACAGAATCCGGCAATATCCCGGAGGCAAACCTGTTCATAAACAGTATCCGGATTCGGGAAGAATGAATACTTGCGCCACCTGGCAAACCATCCTATCCATCCCAAATGTCCCTCGTCGTATTTATTCAACACGCGCCAAGTCTTCGTCTTGGGTTTCGGAATGTCCGGCACAAATTTAATGTGTGTTCCAAATTCAATCATAACTCCTCCTTGCCTAATATCCGTTCCAGATTATGCTTTGCTCTAATCTCAATTCCCGCCTTGTCCAGCAAATCAATCAGCGCAAAAATCTTCTCTGCCGGCGGTTCCGGCAGGTTGTGTCCCTTCGAGTCCGCGCCGATATTCACAAACTCCGGCCCGATTTTCCTGATCCACTCCGCCAGCACATCAACATCGAAATCCATGATCGGTTCGATGGTGACAAACAAAATCCGTGAAGTGTTTAACTGTTGCATGGCCGCAAATCTGCCGACCGGGCGCGGGGCGCAAGAGATCGTATTCAGAATGTCCCGGTTCGTCTCGATCGTGCATCCCAGCATGCACGTTGGAAGCATCCATCTCAAAAACTCAACGTATCTCCCTGGGTTCTTCGTCTGGTAGACGTATGTATTTTCCAGCCACTGGGCACAGTGGTTCAAAACATTCATGATCCATTCCCTCGGCACGTCCTCCGCAAATAGATCGTTGCAATGATCCACAAAGATCGTGCGTCCGGTTCCATATCGCGTTAATAGTTCTTCCCACATCAACTGTAACGGCCCACGGAACTTCTCTGGCCGGCCAAACCGTGGATTGTCCACATAGCAATATGAACATTTATGCAGACATTCTCCGCCCAGGTGCGCGTGCGTGTGTGTCACCCAGGGATACATGTTGCCTTTGGATTTATTCAGTGGCATCTCATCCCTTCTTTGGTGGTATCCACCCATGTTTCACCGCCCGCGCAAATTTCTCAAATCGGTCCCGGGCCGTTTCGTCCTTGAACTTTCGAATACTCCCATCACTCATCCGTAATTTTTTCTTCCCGATCTTCATCTGTTTCCTCCTTTTCGATGCCGTCCTTTCTCTACTTCAGTCCTAATTCATTCAATATCCGATCCTCATCAATCTTACTGTCCAGCATTTCTAAAATTCTCCCCATCCCGCCGCATTTTAAAAAATATAAAAGTTCTGCCACCATAGTCCGTGAATTGTATGTTATAAACCGCTTTGCCTTGCCCGATCTGGTCCGTGGCCAGATTGATATACATTGCCCCTTCTGGATAACTCCGGCCCGGCATAGTGCTTTGCAGTCTTCCACCGCTTGCCCAATAACCGCATACGCTATCGCGTCGTATCCCTCCGTGTTCCTTTCGTGCCTCCGCCTCACAAATATTTTCATGGTTTATCCTGCGATTATTTCTTGTCCGGTTTGCCCTGCATAACCGTCCCGGCGTCGCAGGGTTTGTTGTCCGGTTTCCCAAATTCCCGTTCCATCCACCGCATCACGTAATCCGGAACACTCGACACAAACGGGATCTCCGGGTTCTCCGTCATGCCCTGGGGATCGAATCTCTGCCGGCCAAATTTGTTCACCAGCGTTTCCAGCGTCTCTTGATTCTGAAACAACATTGAGACTGCCGTTGACCAGGCATCCGCCCATCCATCCAACAGTGATCCCGATTGATCAAATTCCAAAAACACTTCTCCGATCCGGTCATCCGAATAAAATCCCACCGTGATATAAAATTTTACCCGCTTCCCGTTCCATAATATGACCGCTTTATGTGTTACGGACCGCCTGGTATCTGGTAATCTCTCTCGCATTATATTTTTCCAATCATCCTCTTGCACATAACTGACGCCTAATCTCCACGGTCTGAATCCCCATCATCATCTGCACGATGCGTTCCAAACGTTCCAGATCCTCCGGTGTCATCTCTTTTTCTACCTTCTCAACATCACGTGGAAATAGGTTTTGTTTGTGGATGTAGGCAGAAATCAGAATGTCCATTTCTTTCTTAAACTGGGTCCTATGAGCCGCCCACAACATCTCTGTTTCGACAACCTGTTCTTGGGTCATTTCCGCAAAGAGTGCCCGGGCACCTTTCCTGCCATACACCTTCGTCTTTGATCCGCAAACTGTCACCATGATCTGAATTAGAATCCTTTCTTCGTGTAGTCCCTTGAACGTAAAACGTTGCATTTTACGTTGTCCGTCCGTTAGATCATCCAGCGCAATGCCGTGTTTCTTTAAAGCAGATTCCAGAAGCGCACGGGCATTCACGGCTTCCCCGCCTACCCCGCGTTCCGCCAAGGCCAACAGTTTCATCAACTTCATTCTTAATGTGTCATTCATAAAAAAGATCCCGATCCGTCCGATCCACCCGATCCGTTTGATCTTTGGCGTCCGCCCTCACGCCCCCAGCGCCATCCTTGCCCGGCCACCCGTGCATTTCGTTTCCAGGCATCCAAACATCTGATCGAACCACCGGCCTTGAATGAACCGCTCCAGCAGATACGCTTCGTGCCTTTGAATCTTCCCAACCACATGCCACCGCTTAATATCCCTGCGGATCCGGCCATTCCGAATTATCCCCTTCGCTTTCAGTAACCGGAAGTCCGCCACCGCCTGTTCCAGAATCGCGCTGATCAATTCCCGACATACCAGTTGTTCTCTCTCGATTGTCATGGCCATAGCCTCCTTTTTCTTCTTGTTCCCTGACCGTTGACTTTTCCTGTCCGTTGTCTGTCGTCCGTCGTCTGTCGTCTGGGTTTCCAGTCCTCCTTTCTCTTTTTAGTTCCCGTTCCACCTCCAGGGCCTCCTCGATCGTTTCCCCGACCCCCAGCAACATCCGATCCGCCTTCTCGCCCGCCAGCCATTTTTTCTTGTTCAACGCCACGGCATCTTCGACCGCCCGCACCTGGAGCGCCCCCAGGTCATGCGCCTCCACCACCCATAATTTCTTTCCCGTCTTCATTTCTTTTAACTCGCGCGTTCGTCTTCCCAGCATCCATCACAATACTTGTGCGTAATATGTTCCTGTAAAAATCGTCTTTGACACGCCCAGCACAAGTTTAAGTCCGCCAACTTAATGGCACGGCCCATCAACTCCCGCGTTCGCTTATTATGTTGTGCTGTAAACTTCTTGGCAAATTCCGGTCTTAACCTGCACATCTCCTGCGTCTGTTCGCTCCCTTGGCGAATCGAAGCGAAGATCCCCGCAACCTCCTTTGCTTCTTCCGGGTGTGTTCTTTCAAATTTAGTGATTGCAAATCCATCGAAGTTCGGAGCGAATAGATCATCGAGTTTAAGTATTTTATTCATCTCAATTACCTCCATCCGTCGGTCTCGCAAACAAACCCATTTGCGCCGTCTTCTTTTTAGCCATCTCGCAATACTTTGGGTTAAGTTCGATTAAGATGCTGTTGCGTCCGTATTCCTCCGCCACTTTGCCCACTGTGCCGGACCCGCCGAATGGATCAATGACTGTGCCTCCTTCGGGACACCCCGCCAGCATGCAGGTCAGTGGTAATTCTGGTGGGAATGCTGCAAAATGTTCTCCATTGCCAGGCACGTTAGGTATCAACCATACACTGCGCCGATTGCGTGTTCCTTTCTGTGCCAGTGTTTGCCGTGTTTCCACACTACGCGCACAACCGTTTCTTCCGGGTCGAACTTGACCATGTTCCTTATCACGTGCCAGACAATATCTTGTCCGTAATCCCGTTTGCTGTTCTCGAATGCGGCGTGTTCGTTCCTGTTCGGATTGTGATTCCAAAATGGCGGCCGCATCAAAATAGTAGTGTTCGGATTTTGCCAATAAAAAAATATATTCATGCGCCTTTGTGCACCGATCCCGAACACTCTCCGGCATAACATTAGGTTTATGCCAAATGATTTCCTGCCGGAGATACCAACCATCAGCACGTAAGGCAAAGGCGACCATCCACGGGATTCCAACAAGGTCTTTGGGCTTAAGACCGGAAGTAATTTTATTTTGCTGTTTCAAAATACTACATTGATTATGTGTGGAACCCATAAGCGTGGATTTAGCTATTGCTTGTTCAACACTTCTATTTTTTGTGTTGGCCGCATAACTGTCCCCAAGATTTAACCATAACGTCCCGTCATCCCTTAAAACCCGCCGGACTTCGCGGAATACCACAACCATTTTTTCAACATATTTTTCTGGCGTCCTTTCCAGTCCAATCTGGCCGTCGTATCCATAATCCCGCAAACCCCAATACGGTGGGGATGTGATACAGCAATTGACTGACGCATCCGGGAGCGTCTTCAATATCTCTCTGCAATCACCTGTAATTATTGTGACCATTCGTTCTATCCGTCCGATAAATCTACGGCACCAGTATTTTCAGTACCCGCGTCACTATGCCCATAACTGCCATGATCAAGGAAAACCCCGCTATGCAAATCGTCCAGGTAAAGAACCACGCCAAAACTGCGCCCGGTGTAAAGTTGCTCACCGCCCGAATCTTAATCTCGTGATGCTCCATTGGCTTCACGGCCATCCCACACTCATACCGTCTGAGTGCTGCATTCACCTCTCGCAACTCGCGCGCATTGGCTTCCTGCATTCTTTCGGTCGCATTCATGGTTTGAATCCTTTCTTCCATTCGGCGTTGGGCGTTCGATGTTGGATGTTGGGCGTTTGCTTCATCTTATTGCCAATTTCCATCCACCACCCGCGTCTCGTCAAACCGGAAATAATTCGCCCAGAACCAGAATGGCAATGTTCCCGTCGGCCCGTCCTGGTTCTTCGCCACATCCACCCACTGCGGCCGTTTCCCATCCCGATCCGGCAGGTCCTTATCGTGATACAGGAGCATCGCCACATTCGCGTCCTGTTCCAAACTCCCCGATCCCCTCATGTCGCTCAGCACCGGGATCCGGTCATCCTTGTCGGATCCCCGGTTCAACTGCGACAAAATGATGAACGGTATTTTTAATTCGAGCGCCAGGCGTTTCAGCTTCTTGCTCACCATCGTTATCGTCGAGTTCTCATTCATGAAATTCGCGCCGCGCCCGGCCAACTCAACTTGCTGAATGTAATCCAAGGTGAACAACTGAATGTCATGTTTGATCTTCAGTGCTCGGACCCAGGTGCAAATCGCGTTCAATTCGCACAATTCATCCGTGATCCACATCGGATATGCGCCGATCAACTCCCCGGTTTCGCTCACCTTCGCAAGTTGATTCTCTCCCGCAAACCCCGCGTTGAGTTTCGGCAGACTCACTCCCGATCGCCTGGCCATCATGCGCGCCAGTAACCGATCCACGGTCATGTCAAGGGTTGCCCGCGCCACGGGGATCCCCTTGTTCGCCAGAAATTCCGATATCTGATCCTCTATCGTCGTCTTCCCCTGGCTCGGTCTGGCCGCAATCACGTAAAGTCCCGGCTTCAGTCCGCACGTTATTTCGTTCAAAGAATCCCAGGGCGTTGGCAACCCTGAAAATCCCCGTTTCTCCTCGTGCACCTTTCGCCAATCCGCAATCAGTCCGGCAACTACTTCTTTCAAACTCCTCTTCCGGGACCGTTCTTCGATGATCCCCGCGTACCGCCCCGGCACAGTCATCAGCAACTCGTCCCCTCTCTCCGCCGACATCGCTTCGCTGATCAACCCATCGCTCTGCTCGACAATCCCCCGTAAAATGTGATGTTGCCTCACCAGGTCGCAGTAATATTCCGCATGCGCCGCCGTCGGAATTGCATCCAAAAGATGGTTCAAATAAGCCGTGCCCCCCACCTGTTCCAGCGTCCCTTCCGCCTCCATTTTGTCCGCCAGCGTCAACACATCCACCGGCCGTCCGGCGGCCACCATTTCCATGATCCCCTTGAAAACGATCTGGTGTGTCCGCTCGTAAAACGATTCCGCCGTCAGCTTGATCGTGTTGCTGACAAACTCCGCCACCTTGCCCGCATCCAGCAACAGCGCTCCCAATACCCCGCGCTCCGCATCCACATTAAAAATTGCTTCTCTTTTTTCCATGTGTTTTTTTTCTCCAAATCCGTCCGATCCACCCGATCAGTCCGATTACCTTTCCCGTCTAAACAATCTCACCAGCGGATTGGCTGACCGCCCTGAATTTCCGCCGTTCTTTTTTTGAAAATCATCGAACCACTTCCGGTACTGTGCCAGCAACCAGCTCCCCGGCTCGTTGACATGGCCGGCCAGGACCGCCTTCACTGAAACCCAATGGGCAATCTCCACCCAATCCGGCTTCGGTTCAAAACACGCCCAGTCTTTTCGCGCCGCCAGATCCTGCTCATACCGCAAGTTCCTCAACTCCGGCCGCTCCTTCAAAACCTTGTGCGCCTCGTCCCCCTCGATCGCCCGCGTGATGTCGTCAGGTACCGACCCTTCGCCCGGTCCCGGGTCGGCGGCGGGATTCTTCCCCGATTCTGTGTCTGGCGCTTGCCCCGCCGAAGCGGCTTCGCGTAGGGGGGTCGTCTGATCCGTTTCCTCCCCTGCCTCCCCCTCGGCTGCTCCGGCGTGGATATCCACGCAAGGCCGTGGCATTGGCATTGGCATTGGCTTAGGCAGGATATTTATTTCTGGAAATGGATATCCATTTCTATCCATGCCCTTTTTTGTGTCGTTTTGTGCCGTTTCTGTGGATAGACATGGCTGGATATGGATATCCGCGCCTTCTTTATCCTTTTCCGTGGATAGAAATGGATATCCATTTCTATCCATGCCCTCTTTTTTGTCCGGACATGGCAAAACATGGATATCCATGCTTTTTTGCACAAATTCAACTTTGTTGCGTTTTACCCACTTGATTACAGTCTGTTCGCAATGGTCTTTCCAGTCGTGGACAATCAGCCGGTGGATTTTGTCCCGTTCCAGCCAGCCAGAATCAACCAGAGCGGCAACCAACTGGTCGGGTTTGCCTTTCCAGTCAAGGTGATCTGCAATCATGGCGTCGGAGAATCGGCCGATATCGCCCCTGGGTGCATACCTGGCCGTCAGATGCCAAAGCAATTCGAGGATCCCGCAGGCCGCATACTTCGGCGCCGCCAGTTTTTCGGCCAGCATTCGCGTCTTCGGATGTTCCGGCGTTCCTCGTTTCATTACCACTTCCCCCTTCCGCGTGGACACCGCCCTACAAAATCGAAGACCCGTTCATTCACCCGCGTCAGCCAGCGGCTTTCTACGATCATGCCGGGCACAAAGTGCTTGTTGTCTCGCACCCTGATCACAATCGCCTGATCCCCCAGCTTCGCTTCCATGTATTGATGGTTGTGGCCATAAATCCGTGTCACCACGGCATCCAGCGTGCCCGCCAGCGCGTTTTTTCCCGAATCAGGGATAGCAGGCGCTCCCGCCCCGCCAGCGCGTTCTGGCGAAGTCTCTTGACGTTCCACAGTCTTTAAGGCCTCGGCGCCCATGTTCTCTTGCGGTCCAGCATCCGGATGCTCGCCGGCCGTTTTTTTCTGAAGCCCAAGAATGTCCGTCAACTTCCGTATCCCGGCATCGGAATACCGGATACAGCCGGACACCACCGCCACGTCCTCATCCACCATCAAATTTGCTTGGCGCAATTCCGCCACATATTCCCGTGTCAATCCCAGCGCCTTGGCCACATCCTCTTCTTTATGCTCATACTTCTTCTTCATCTGGCACCTCCTCGGCCCCTTTGTGAATAAATTTCTCCGGCCATAAATGGATTGATGTTCACGGAGCCCCCCGCGCAAATTCGCACCCCCCCCGCCCCCTTTGACACGCTGATTGCGCCGCTCCGGACCATCGCGGCCACCAGTTCCACACGCCAGGCTGGACTACCCAATCGCCTGTTGCGCTTCCAGAATGTCATCCAGTTCCTCATGTCATCGCCCTTTATCACGTCGCATAATACGTATTCAGTCTACTATTGCGTATCTATAAGCCATTCATTCCTATGCGCTTACAGAATCAGCCTTACTTATGCTTTTACCGCAACTTTGGGCGCCCTGTTTTAGATCAATGTTTACGGGCATATCGTCTGACCGGTGGGGCGTCTGCCCTACAGCCCGTGGTGCCTCACAAACTGCCGGCAACAGCCCCTTTATCGGGCGCTTCTCATCACCTGCCGGCGCTGGCGGATGGGCCTGTATCGCCTCTGGCGCTCCATTTCGCGCCCCATCGTTCGCTTCCGCCGGTGCCCTTTGTTCGCCCATCTCCTCCTTCAAACCCATTGAACGTAGGTCATGCAGATAATCCAACACGTCCTGATGCGTGACTGCCTTCCCTTCTCTGGTTTCAATCCTGGCCGTGGGACCGCCCATCAGTAATTCAGCCTTCTCCGTAAGGATGCCAAAGCTGATATTCAGATCCTTCAATGACTCATCACTCGTGTCACCGCTCAGTCGTTCCGTGATGACTTCCAAACACAACATGCTTGCGGCACGCGTCAAACGTCCCCATCTCTTTTTCTCTGTCTCTACTTTTTCAGGCTCACGTTCCAGAACCGCCAAGACTGTGTTGACGGACATGGGAGACAATAATTTGCTGATGCGTTTAACACCGATGCCCATTCCTGATAGTCCAATGATGAGTTTGTACTTATCAGGATTTTTTAAAAAAAGACGCTCGGCCGTGAAAGTGGGATTACGCGGGTCATGCTCTTCGGGTGCGAACACCGCATCATCCTGTAGGAGTTTTAACTGTGTCTCATCACGCTTTAATAGAGAGTCCATCCTTTGCCTCCACAAAAAAACTGCCAAACCCGCGACGTATCAAGAATGCCAAAAAAACGGCGCTCTTATCCGGGGACACATATCCGCGCGCCGAATCATCCCATGCCAGGTGCAATCCATCATTGACCCGAACGACGTGTAATGGTAAATTTCCACGGTCGAACATGCTTGATAGCACCGTCGAGATGTGGACAGGGGAATTCATCATCTGTGGTTCCCTGGGATAAAAGGAGGGCGTGACGCAGAATGGAAGGAGGCTACCCGTTCCATGGCTTTGGCCGCCGACATCGTGCCGGCTCTGGTCACGCCTTCAAATTTAGTCAGAATGATATTATTGTCGTAGCAGAATGCTTCGGTTCTTATCCGTCCGTGATGGCGGTCAATGGCAACTAACTCGTAGTAATCGCCATCGGACACATGAACGGTAATAACAATTTGGCAGGATCCGACCTCGTGCAGTGATGCTCGTGCAAACCTTGTAGCCACCTGTAGCCTCCATTTCTGCAGCTTGCGCTGCATTGTGGGTGTATCCCGTTTTCGGGATAGAGGCTACATAATGTTGTGGTTCACCAGACTTTGAACCCATTGGTAAGATATATTATGCGACCTCGGTTATATGCTCTCATATTTCTGGAACTTGTCAACCCCTGAAATGAAATTATTTTTAAGGGGGCTTTTTGGCCCTGTTTTCAATGGTTTGACGGGTATTCTTCGAAATTGGTAAAAAAACACCGGCTGGGGTCAACCAGGATCCATGCCGTGGACCTGGCGCGATCGCCGGAAGCGGCCGCACGGGCAGTTTGGGGCTTGACGGCCTTAAATCGGTCTCATAGGATCAGGCAGGATTGACGATCTGGACCGGGCGCGGGTGTTATCATGCCGGGTTATAGGTGCCTGTCCGGGCAATGGCCTGGACGTGGGCATTGCCAAATCATGGGGTTGGCAATGGCGCCAGGCATGGTAGACTAATGCCAAGGAGGACACCTTATGAAACCATATTACGGCTGGCTGGCGATCGGTCTGGGGGTAGGGATCATATTGCTGGCGATCGGGCAATGGACCTTGTGGCATCGGCTGGATGTACAAGGAAAAAAACTGGCGATTGAAATTGCGTCTTCCGCGTCAAATGCGACCGCCAAGGTGGCGGATCCTTACGCCGGGATTGCCAGAGATGTTCAGCCAATAGTCGCTAATGTGCCGCCGGCGCATCAACCCTATACCCCTACTCGCCTTGAATGGCTAATTACCGAACTGAATGCAGAACACAAAAGCGATCAGTTGGGCTTCCAGATTTTCTTCATGCCACCGGACAATGATGATCCGCAGACGATCAAACTTGTTCTGATGTGCAACTCCAAGACGGACCCGAAAGTCATGTTGAATTTTGTGGAAGCCATGCATAAAAACATCGAATTGAAACGGAAATTAGTCGGATGGGAATGGCTTAAAATCAAAGAGGTTTATGTACAAACCAAAGAAGATGACAGCGAAAAATATCCGGGGTTGAAACCGTATACTCCGACTCGTTTGGAATGGTTTGCCGCAGAACTTAATGCGATTTCAACATCTCAGCGGGGCGATCTGGGAGACGTTCATTACCAAATACTTTTTGCTCCCTCCAAATCGGATACTATCATTTTATTGGTCCAATATACCGATGACGTTGATCGGATTAACATGAGTAACTATGTTGAGCTCAATCGGAAACTCGCGGAAAAAATACGGGGTAATCGAGGATGGACTTGGCTGCAAATCAAAGAAGAATATAAATATCTCGATGTTGGCAAAGCGCCTTGATTTCTGTTACCGGTTTATAGTGCGCCAGGAACGGGGCGGTTAAGAAGTTCTTTGATGAATTTATTCTTCCCTTCGTCAGCGCCAGATTGCCAGGCATTATTCAACATCTTGAGTTTGTGTTCCGGCGTGGCCCGCTGGTACTGGTTGCTGGGAAATAGCCGCTTCTGTACAATATCAAGTCGGGCCTGGCCCACCAGTTCCGAATACCGTTCATATTCTTTACGGTTCAGATCCTTTGCTATTGGCCCCTTCCGCGTCACCGGATTGCCCGGCAGCATGATTTTGTCATCTGGAATTGATGGAATTGCGGCCGCGTCTCCGGTGGCAGTGTAGACCATATAAATCTCTCTCATTATCGGATCGTTGGCTATCTTCTGCACTTTGGTGACATCAAAAAGTTGATATAACCAGGAAATGGCGCCATACGGCGTCCGTGGTATCGGCCGTCCCAGCAGGTCTCGCCGCAATGGAAGGTTGTCGGTCATACCCAACTTTGCCCGGACCGCATTCACAAACGAATTATTTGTAAGCGTTCCGTCGCCTTTCAAGTCCGGCAGGTAGACTTGTTTGGTTCTATCAAACGCCGAATAACTATTCGGTATTGGAATTGCCGTGACCGCCTGGAACCAAGCCGGTAAAAATTGATTATATGTCTTATTGGCAATTGAATCCAATAGGTTGGCCGTTCCTTTCAGACTGGCCATATTCAGCATAGCCGCGCCTGTCTCGCTAATCAAAAACCCTTGGCTCAGTAGCATTGATACGACTTTTGATTGAATAGGCCCGTGCTTCAGCGCGTAGCGGTCCATGGCATCCTTATGGTTAGCCCAAATATTGAACACGATCCCTGTAAATCCAAGTTTGGTATAACTGAATAATATGTCTTCTTCTCTCCATGCTGGATCGTTTTCCTCTCCAGCCAAATGCCGCCTCAATGCTGAAAGGTTAACCCGATTTGGTGGCCTGATTGCGTATTGCAAATCCCTGATTTTAGGGTCGCGTGAAACATCCCCGCTCATGAGATTGTGTTTCAGTAGATAATTAGCTGCATACGCCATCATGGAGCCCAGCACAAAATATCCCATAGACATATAAGCGCTGCGCCGATCACCGCGCTTGGCGTGTCGAAGGACCTCAGCCAGCGCCACAACCGGATGAAACTGTAATGCTTGCCAGGTCAGATTTATCGGCGTTTTGAGATAGGGAGCAAACGTCCTTAGTGTCACCTCGATAGTCGGGCCGAATAACCCATCCTTTGGAATATCGTTTAATCCTTTATATAGCCAACTGGCCAGACGATTTTCCTGCTGAAACACGATGGTCCGTGCCTGCCTTTCCACCAGAGTCATTGATTCCGCATCCGGGAATCGGATAAATTTTTCCAGTTCTGTTCCTGCCAATCCTCGTAAGCGTCCCTGTTCGACCAATGCCTTTGCCCTGCGCGCTTCGCTAAAAGGCATATCGCCAAATGATAGAAATCTTAACATAGGTTCTGGCGCAGCTCCAATAATAGCCTCTAATCCCTTCTTAAACCGGTCCAATGCGGCTACCCGTCCATTAGGCCCCACAGCCATATCTCCAGTCACCGCCTGAACCGCTGCCCGTATCGGTCGAAACCCGCGAATGGTTTCCCCCGATATTTCCCCAGATGGCACTCCATGTACCAACTGCCGGCTTGCCTGGGCGATTCCCCTACCCGCTCCATGGATCCCCGCTAATGTGCCCACCGTGGGCGATAGGACCTTCCGGGCCCGCCGCGTGATCAGCGAATGCAACCCATCCATTGCGGCCGCCATGGCTTGAGCTGCATCCTGAAGCGGCACAAACAGTAAGTTTCCGGTGATGTTGGCCACCTGACTCATAGGCGTCAAAAGATTTCCTTGCAAGGCCGTAATCAGCATATTGGCTATCTTTTGCGGCATGACATCCCGCACCATGCTCATAACATCCCGATTCGCTCGATCGGCTTTTGCTCGCAGATCGTCAACGGCCGCTACGTTGGCATCGGTAAAATCGTTCATTGCCATCCGTTCCGCAGCTCGCAGAAGATCCCGTGTCGCAAAATCTTCCTGAATCAAGTGGGTCAAGCGTTCCCGCTGGCCGGGCCTCAATTGCCTATTAAAGCCTGCCAATTGCCGTTCTATGACCGCCAGCAATCCCCAGGGTGTCTTGGTCTTCAATTCGGCATACTGTCGCAATAATTGGGCTATAGTCGTTCCCGCCTGGGCTAATTTTGTCACTTCATTCTGCACATCTTCCCCGCGTGCTAATCGGCGATTGAGCAGCTCCAATCCCGCCAACACAGATATATTTTCATTGCCATCGGTCGGCAGTCCCGCCTTCACCCCGTCCCGCGCATCAGCCAGTTCCGTATCCGACATTGCCGCCAACCGTTGATTAATTTCAGCGTAACTCTGGGGCTTATACTGATTCTCGGGATTAGCCCGGATTGCCGTGGCTTCAGCCGCCGGCATTCCTTTTGCTCCGGCCGCGCGCTCCGCAAAACCCCGCATTTTGGACTTATCTTTGTCGCCGTAGTCCGCGCCCGGTTCCGCCAGGCGCACGGAATGCGCCGGCATACCGAAGGTCGCTCCTTTTAGGGGATCGGTTCTCTGAATATGCAAATCGTTTACTAAGGATGTCCCATCGTTCAAAGTCACGTCGCGCACCACGCCCCGTCTCACGGCCTCTTCTAATAATGGCTGATATTTAGCGAATGCTTCTCTTGATATGCCGGCCACAAACACGTCTATCGCTCCGGTATTGCGAGCGAACAACCTGATCAGCGCCTGAGCGCGTGCGGGTGCATCCAACATGACTTGATCGAGTTCCGCCACGCCTTGCACTTTGCCGCTACCATTTTTAGCGGTTGTGCAACCAATGAGCATAATCTTGTTTTCATCGCCGGCGTGGTTATACTTTTGCGCTATTTTCCAGATATCCCTCATGGCGTCAATTGGCTGGCCCAGGGCGGGATGGGATATATCCGGAATCGTCAGCAAATCCGGTTGCGTTTGGATTCTTTTTGATTCCACCGTTGTCGGATATCCAGCTAATGGGGTCTTAAACGTATATTCCCCATGATTGCCGGTCATGCTTCCCTTATAATGCGGCCCTATTTCCTGATGCAATCTGGTATGGACGAGTAAATCTTCACCGCTCATTCTTGTATTGCCGCTGGGATGGTTGTGAAAATCTATGGCATCCGCGTTAAATTCTGCGGTTAGTCGTCGAACAACATCTGTCATTTCGCTGGGGATTTTTGGTATGATTACACAACCCGGCAAACGGCTGGCATAGGGTAGATCAAAAACGACAGTTCCATCCTTAATAATCAATATTCGCCAGGTTTCCAGGCGGGCATTGCGGGCGGTCTTGACTAATTCTTGAATGCCGGCGGCCGTATCCAGGCGTTGGCCGACAAGGGGGGTGTGCGCAGTCTTGCTCAGATTATAGGTCAGTCCGCGTCCAATGATATTGAGAATTACTTTTCCGCCACGCCGTAGGATGGACGCAGGCTCATATCCAGGGCTATCATTTTGCTGGGATCGTAATAATTCTTCCCGTAAGGCGCGCGTGGGGCCAAACCCCGAACTATCAGTTTGTCCGGGGTGTAGTTGCTGTGTTCGCAACCGCAAATTATTTCGCCCTTGGATCTCCTCGATTGCCCGGAGCGCTTGTTCGACGTTGGTTGCTTTGTCTTCGCCTGGTCTTTGTGGATAGTCATAGTTAAACTCCAGCTGACTACTAAACAGCATATCCTTTATAGCGGACTTGTCAACCAGAAAATCCTGTTGTTCCCCGCCGGCGGCCGCTGCCCGGCGCTGGCCTTCCCGTTCAACCTTTTCCAAGGCTTTTATAGCCTGGTCTTCGCTGATCTGTAGTCGCCGCCCGGCTTCCGCCTCGTCTATCCGCTTTGCGTCCAGCGCGTCCAATAATGCCTTGGCCTTGTTCTGCACGTCGCGCTGGATCAATATCCGCTTATCCGCGCGCGCCTGGCCGGTCTTGCTCTCCGCCAGCCATTCCAATTTCTGCCGTAAGGCCGATTTACCGTTATAACTCCCGCGCCCAAACAATTCTTGTTCTACGTTGTAGGGGGGTGTTGCTTCTCTGGCTTGGGTTCCGGCGTCTGTTTCTCCCCCAGCCAAAATTCCGGATGGTCCTCCACCAGGTTGGCCGCCACCGCCAGGAGCAATTCCTTCGGTGTTGGCGGCCCCGACCTTAACGGGTCCTTCTGTTCCTTGGGTTTCATGGGTTCCTTTTAATAGTCGCCGGAGTATGTCAATCCGCTGACTTTCCGGCAGTTGCCCCGCAAACATGTCCCGCGTGCCCTGTGACGCGCCCAGCCGTGCCGCTTCCTGTGTATAGTCGGTCAGTAACTTGCTAACCGCCGTTGCGCTCTTTAACCCGATAAATAACCGGGTCAATTCCTTGGTCCCTTTCGGGATGTTCATATCTGACCATAAATGCTCCTGGTTCAGATAGGTTTCAAGGGCGCCGACCTGGCCGGGATGTTCCTGGGCATATCGGCGCGCCGCCAATATCACCGGCATTGCCCTACTGATCAATGGTGACAGGTCAAACTCCGGCACCCGTGCCTTCATCTGCGCCAGCGCCGGCGCCGCCTGGGTAAGGCCGTTCACCAGGGATACTATACCATAGTCTGCCGCATTCTCCACCACCTCATTGACAATCTTGGGTGCCTGGGGATGTTCCTGCATCAAACTCGTCAATACGGCCGTCTTCATCCGCCGATCCAACGCGGCGCTCGGACTTCCATCCGCATTCACCAGTTCGGCCGCCTCATTAGGCCCCACCAGGTCCAGAAAACGCCGCATAAAATCCCGATTGCTTGCCGCCCGTAGATTCCCGCTCTCGTCCGGTTGTAAAACGGACAACATATCGTTATCCGTTATCATCTTGGCATCTCGCATGGCTTGTTCGCTGGCGGAAAAGCCCAACGTCTTCCGGGCATTGCTCTGATCGGCAAATTCCTGCGGCGTGGTGTTCGCATAGTCCTGCGTAACCCTGACCAAAACCGGCCGCGCTTTGCCGGCTATCTGGTCAGCAATGCCCAGTTGCTTGGCCATCTGCGCCACATACGCCCGGTACTGGTCCTGCCGATCATCAGTCTTGCTATACACTTTCGCCAACACGTTCCGTCGCACGTATCCCGCTAAAATTCGGCCCTGGTCGTCAATGATTGGCGCTCCGTCCACTGATGTTGTCGAGGGTCCCAGTTCTTCGGCATCGAACTGTTTATAGATTCGGACCGCCTGATTCTCGCTGGCCACCCGGTCACGGTCCCTTGTCTGCAAACCAGCTTCTACGGCGCCGGCGGTCTTCAATTGCCCCAGATCCGCTATCGCCCAATATCCCATTGCTCGCCGTGTCCGGTCTACCGGCGACTTTACAACAAAATCAACTGCTTCGCGCGCTCTGGCGATCGCCGGCGCCGGTCGTAGTACCGCCGCGCTCGGGATATTAACTTCTGCCGTTTGCCTTCCGCCCAACGGTCCCACTTCTCCCGGGATCCCCTTGGTTGGCATCGGTAATAATGTCTCGCCCTCCGGCATCTGGCGTCTGGCTTCCGGTGATTGTCCTTCCCCTCCGGTGACCGGTAGGTTTCTTGCCCGTCTCAGTTCATCCTTCGCCGCCTGGTCCCCAGCCTTCGCTCGGTCAATCAGATCCCGCTGCCTCGTTGCCTCAGCCGTTTGGTCCGCGTAAATCTGATCTCTTAATTCATTCGCCCGTTTGAAGGCTTGCGCATATTCCGGGTCCCCGGCCAGTCGTTCCACAACGGCTTGCGCGTGCAGATCCCCGCCAAAAGCGTCGTTTACATACGCATTAGCTTCCCGTGCATTGATTCCGGCCTTTCTAAGACTTGTCACCATGCGCCCGATATAGACCTGCTGGATCATCTCGGGCAATCTCATCCCGGCCATCATCACAAAATTATTGAGAACATCTTGCTGGCTGGGTTGCCGACCTGCGGCCGCTTCGGCGGCTGTCATGGTTAATGTTTGCCAGGCCGCCGCCCCGGTCTCTCGTGCAAACCGTTTCAGCGCCCCGCCTTCCTGTTCGGTCAATGCTTTCGGTAAAGGAATAAGGTGCAGTGCCGCCCCCATGGCTGCCGATTCCTTCAGTGTTTCAATGTCCCAGTGTGGCCGTTCGCCCTTCTGCGCCGCCAAGTCATTATCGAGTATCTGATGGGTTAAATTGAGCAATGGCAAGCCGATATAGGGCGCGCTGGCTACCAAGGCATCCCCGCCCATGGCAAATCCCGGAATATCCTGAACCAGAGTCTTCACTATGGGGTTTTGGATATCCAAGGCCCCACTCCGCAATGCCGCATCTTTGATCTCCACGGCCGTTGGCGCCTTGCGGTCCCCCGTTATCAGTGAGTAGTACCGCTCCGGATGCAGTCCCAATTCCATGCGGTTGGCCACATCCCGGCTGATTTTACCGGCAACTGTATTCCCAACCAACGCCAATATCGGTTTGCTGAAATACTGCTCGATCGGCGCTGTACTTCGCGCATAACTCGCTGCTTGGGCCTCCAGTCCGGGTTCTTGCATCCCCTGCTGGCGCTTCTCCTCCTCTGTGTATGGACCGCGCAACGTCAGTTCCCGTCTCGCCGGCGCCGCCGGAGCGGTTTCGCGTATGGGGATTTGTCCTGCGTCCGCTGGTGGCGCATTCTGGTCTGTTCCCGTGACCGGTATAGGCCCCATCGCGCCTTCCGTGGGTGGTAATCCCCCTTGCGGACCCTGAATCACTCCTGCAGGCGCATTCATCCAATCTGACTTCGGCGCCGCAAACGGATCAAAGTCCACGGGTGTCAGATTTCCGGCCGGGGGTGCGGCAAACGGATCGTGATCTACCGGCGTCAGGTTGCCAGTTGGCGCCGGCGCCGTGGACGTAGCGAACGGGTCATGGTCCACCGGTATCAGATTCCCGGTCGCCACGGGTGACGCAAACGGATCATGGTCAACTGGAACAAGGGACATTATGTTACCTGTAGATATTTTCCTGGCCGATTAGGATCTGGGACATACCACTTGCCATCGGCGGCCTGTTTCGCATCAGGTCGCGGGGGTGTCCCGGTCGCCGCTGGCGTAGTTCCCGCCGCCGGTGCGACCGCACCCTTGCGAAATACAGGTTGTTCACCCACGGCCGTCAATGCGTCGTCAAAGAACTTTGCCTTTGCGTCCAGGGCAGGATTCGAAACCGCGCCTGGTTTGAGGTTCCCGTTTGCGTCATAGGTGTTGGCCATGTAATCTTGTAATGTCACCGTCTGTCCAAACGCGGATCCCATATTGGCGTTGATCCCCGTGTGAATTTTGAACAAATAGTCCTGTTTGCGCTGGGCTAATTTTGTAGTGTCCTTCTCATTTTTAAGCGCAAGTCCTGCGTCTGCTATATCTTTCAAATTAGCCGCTTTGGTTTTGTCCCCCTCTAATTTTTGATCCGCCTGATACTTTTCCCACTCCAATTGATTCTGCGACTTCGTGGTCGTGGCGTCAGCCCCGATTTGAGCCTTTCCTAATTCCCTATCCGTTCTGCTCTGTTCGCGTGCCGCCAGGGCCCGCGCCTGTTCTCCTGCAATTCGTTCCGCGCTGGCCATCTGGTCCCGCCGCATCTGGGCGTCTATCGGTTTCTGGGCGTCGGCTGCGCGTTCCTGTTTCGTCATCTGCATTCGATTCGTAATCGTGGCCGCAGGTGTCCAATCAGTCGGACTCGGCGTTAACATCGCCGGTGGCCGGTCCCTATCCAACGCCATTCCACCCACCATCGCCCCCGTCATCGGGTTTATCCTGAAGTTCTCCATCATTCCCGCCGGAGCCATTCCGGCCGTGCCCGGCGTAGCCGCCCCGGCGAAGCCTGGACTACGAAACGCCTCCGCCATCCCCGCCGGCGCCTGGCCAGGAGTAATCACGGTCTTGCGTAGTTCTTGAATGTCGCCAGTATCCGGTTGCCTGCTCAACTTGACTTCCAGCGACTTGCCCAGAAGTTCATCATGCATCTGACGCAGATTCAGACTGGGTGCGGTCCCTGGCGTCGGTTCCGTGGTCACATTGTCTGCTAATGCCATCGGCGGCCGGTCGGATACCGGCGCGGCGATATTGTTCAACTGGATCGCTGGCGGTGGTGCTCCCGGCCTACTCCCGATCGCATATCCCGCCGGTCCCGTGGCCAACGCCACCGGTATCTGTCCGGCCCGGCGTAGTTTCAATAACTCTTCATCAACCGTTCCCATTGGAGGTCTCGTAATCATAGGGTATTCCTTCCTTGTTAAAAACCTTTCGACGTTTTATGTCCTTTGTCCGGCCGCCACAATCTTCCGATACGTTTCGTGCCACACATCCGCCATCATGCGTATGTCCCATTTCCGTAGGACATCCAAACGCGCCGCCATCCCGGCACTTTTCCGAATCTCACGGTCTTGGACCAATCGTTTTATTTGATCATACCAAGCCCCCGGCGCATTGCCGGGCACATGTGCGGTCGGAAAATCTTCATACGGCGGCAAGGGCGAACACAAACACGGTATTCCCAGCGCTCCATATTGCATCGCCTTGATTCCGCTCTTTGCCCGGTTATATGCCGTGTCTATTAACGGCGCTAACCCGATATCCATGTCTTCCATAATCTCAGGTAATTTCGATATCTCCACCCACCCCTCGATTTTTACCCGGGATCCATAATCTTTCAACATTGGCAATTTATCCGCTCCCAGGAGTCCGATAATATGCGCCTGCACGTTCGGCTCTTCGTGCAATATCCGCGCCAGGGCCTCTTGCACCAGCGGTATATCAATAATATGACTCTGACTCGCCATCCAACCGATTGTCACCGTCTCCGGCTTACCGGGATTGCTTTTGAGTAGTCTTTGATGAAAACTCCAGTCCCAATTCGCCACGTCCACCGTGTTCATTACCACGTGGATCGGTTTATTCGTTCGCGTCCCCATCCGTCCCGCCAGTTCGCGTGTGCTCACTATGACTGCATCGGCCTCCTGCAAAAACGACAGCATAATTGCCCTAATTTCCGGTTTATAATAGTTGTCCGCAATCACATCCAATTCCGGGTTTGCTGACATAAAATCGTCATCCGCTTCCACGGCGCATACGATACCCATTCGCTTTGCCATCCTCATTGTCGCCAATATGTTTTGAGAAGGCTGGAGTTGAAATACCATCAAGTCAGTCCCTGCAAAATCCGACTGCATAATTGCCGTCTTACAATCCATTCGGCACTGATACCGCGCGTTCAGTTCCCGCGCAGGCACTTCTCCGCGTATATGTCCGCATGCATGAATGTCCTTCATGTAAAATTTAATGTTCATTTCGCCTCCTGTTGTTTGGGACGCTGTAATATGTCTGCCACATTACAATGTGCCAAAAGGTAGAACGCACACTTGATCCAGATCATCCTCAATTTGCATTCTATCTCCACCGGTTTATAGATGTCTTTGTAATACAGAAGAGACGCTTCCTTGCACCCCGACCCGCACACGTACCGGACCGGACACTCATTGCATCCCTTCCTGACATACCCCCGAACTTCCAGCCACTTGGCACGCAAAGATTCATCCAAGCCAATATCTACGTGGCCGATCTTGGTGAATTGCAACCGATGGCAAGCGCAAATAGAGCCATCTACATCGAGTGAACAATACCCCTTCCCCGCGCCGCATTCCTGATAAGCGGGTCTCTGGAAATATAGTCTTTCCAGCATTTTCAAGACCTGATGCCATTTCGGTTTACGGCCTTTGTTGACTTCCCCTGCAAACCACTTCACCGCATCCATGTATTGTTGTTCCAGAGCCAGGAGAACATCATCCTGATCCATCATGGTCAGTTCCTTATCGCCGGAAATGCAACTCGTTTCCGACAGAACCACCGGTTCAATTGATACGTGCTGCCCGATCCCGGAATACATCAATTCGTTCAGGTATTGCAGGCGGTCCTTCAGGGAAACCGCTGACTTTACGATTTCAGATGTAAATGTTCCACGCAAAGTGATTTTCTTCACATACGCCATATTTTTAAAGGCTTTTAAATTCTGGAGAATCTTCGACGAAGAGCCTTCGCCATTCGCATATTTTCGGTACATATCATGAATTTCAGTCGGTCCGTCAATGGAAACAATGCCGCCAAATCCGCGTTCACCGAGATATTCTGCGATTGATGAAAAACCGCAGGCGGGTTGATCTAAAAGAGTGCCGTTTGTGGTGATGGAAAAATGCGTCTTTGCACATCGTGACAAACAATACGCCCGAATTTCCTCTACCCGATCCATACATAAAGTTGGTTCCCCACCGAAGAAAGACACGGCCATCTGGTCTTTACCCATATACTGTTCGGCAAATCGTTTCACGGTATCCAAAGACAATACGTCTGTCTTAGGATCGTAGTAGTTGCGTACAAAACAATATGAACACGCCAGGTTGCAGGCGCGCGTCATCTGAAAACAAACGGCCTGAAATCGCGGGGCGGGATATGCAGGAAAAACAGGCTTTGCTGTTTTGCCAAACCCGCTTTTAATCGCTTCCATCTCCTCGGGGGTATTGAAAAGCCACGTTTTCAACGTGTTGGACTCAAGGAGATGTTTCCGTCCTTGAACTTCATACACATGAAATTCCGGTTCCGTAGGATAACCAGGGCGATTAACTGATGTAGTTGCTATTGCCATATTTTCCTTTCTGACATACCCCACCGTGGCGGGGTGTCCGGACATACCGATGTTAATTTACTCCGCCATGCGCCAAAACAACACTTCTTCCATAATTTACACCCGAATCCCTTGTTCTTGACGTTTGGACATTCCTTGCATATTTCAAATCTTTGCTTTGATAATTCCCCAGGATCAACTCTTACGGAAACGGATTTATCTTTGGTCACCCAAGGCAATCCTTTTGGGCAAGTGAAGTTTTCATCCTTGCCGTCCATGATCCAAACCATCAATCTTCGGTAATCGCGTCCTTCTTCCAATTGCCTGCAATTATCGCAGCATATCCCAGACGAACACATGCGTTCAAAAATGGTTTCCATTGTTTCCTTAATAAAGTGATGTGGCGCACCCCTGAGAAGTGCAACATGTCGTACATGCCAGCGTGCAATACCATGTGCACGATTCTTCACAATTAACTTCGCACCCCACCTCGCAAGTCACTTCACATCCCGTCTCACAGGTTATCGTGCATCCTGCCGTACACCCGCCTTGACAATCCGCAGTGCAATCAGCCATACAGTTTTCTTCGCAGGTTCCCTCGCACCCTGTGGTACAGTCCGCTGTGCAGGTCACGGTGCAAGTTACCGTGCAATCTGCCGTACAGCCCTCCGTGCAACTTTCGGTGCAGTCCGTGGTGCATCCAGACTCGCACGTTGTCGTGCATCCGGCCGTACACCCCCCTTCACATGCAACCGTACAATCCGTTGTGCAGGTTTCTTCGCAGGTCCCTTCGCATCCGGTCGTACAAGTAGCCGTGCAAGTAACTGTGCACGTCACGGTACAATCCGCCGTGCAGTAGGCCGTGCATCCCTCGGTGCATCCTGCCGTACATCCATCTTGGCATCCATCGGTGCAATCCGTAGTACACCCAGCCGTGCAATCTGCCGTGCACCCGGCCGTGCAATCGGCAGTACATCCAGCGGTACAATCTGCCGTGCAATCCGCAGTGCATCCGGCCGTGCAACCAGCAGTGCAGCCAGTCGTACACCCCCCAGCGGTGCATCCTCCAGCAGTACATGTGTCAGTGCACCCATTCGTACATCCGGCCGTGCAACCGTCAGTACAGCCAGAAGTGCAACCGGATGTACACCCAGACGTACACCCCGAAGTGCATCCCGATGTACACCCAGACGTGCAACCAGCGGTGCATGATGCCGTACAGCCTGCGGTACAGCCAGACGTGCAACCCGAAGTGCATCCCACTGTGCAGCCGTTATCGCAACCCGTACAGCCAGCCGTACAGCTTCCAGTGCATCCCGCCGTGCACCCGGCCGTACAGCCTGTCGTGCAACCCCCGGTACAGCCGGACGTGCAGGCCGCCGTGCAACCAGAGGTGCATCCCGATGTACACCCAGACGTGCAACCGGCGGTGCATCCCGCCGTGCACCCGGCGGTGCAACCTGCCGTGCAGGCGGCAATGCAACCTCCAGCGGTACACCCTGAAGTGCAACCATCCGTGCAACCGGCGGTACAGCCATCCGTACAGCCATCAGTACAGCCATCGGTACACCCATCAGTGCAACCGGACGTGCATCCCGAAGTGCACCCACCCGTACAGCCCATCGTGCATCCGGAAGTGCACCCATCGGAAGTGCAACCGGCGGTACAAGAGGCCCAACAACCGCCGGCCTGGCTCGTTACGCAGGCACATTCACAAACAGCAGTACAGGCAAAAGTGCAACTCGTTTCACAAGCGCCCATGCACGTTGCCGCACAGCCCGCCGTGCAACTGTGTATGGTGCAACCATCGCTTTCGCAGGTAGCATTACATGATCCGGTGCAGAATAATTGGCAAGAACTCGTCGTACAGGAACCCGTTGTACAGGCCGACGCGCAACCATCCCCTTCGCAGGAATATTGACACGTCATCATGCAACTGCTGACCGTGCAAGAAACCTGACAACTATCCGGCTCGCACGATTTCATACACCAGGTCGTACAGTCGGTCACACAGCTTCCGATTGTACACCAGCCGCTCATGCAACCCGCATACGTGCAAGATTGTTCGCACTCGGCTTCACAACCATTCACGCAACTCGCGGAATTGCAGTTCGGAACATAGACATCAATATGGGGGGCACACCCGCAAAAACATTGATAATTATGCAGCCACTCTATCTTAATTTCCGTCCCGGCTTCATAAGGGCCTATGCCATTCTTAAGAACCAAAACCCCGTCTTCATAAACGAATTGCCCTACTTTCCATAAAGTCGTTTCCACGCACCCGCAATTGCCAAACTCGCTCCCGGCGGTAGGGGGTATTATATCTCCATTGACCCTCATCTCGCCATCCACTCGCGTTGGCGTGTTATAATTCGTTTCCAACGGAAAATATAACTGGCTTTCAGCCCAAAATGGACCCCGCTTTACTGTAACGCCTGGCCATATGCGGCGCTGGCAGGTCCCAACGCACGTCGCATCATTAACATCGTCCCAGCAAAACCATAATTCCGGGGGACACGCATTCACACAGTCCACCCCGCATAAACCGGTATCCGGGTCAGGCTGCCGTAAAATTATTTTTCCAGTTATCATACTGGCTCTTCTTCAAACGGTTCTGTTCCCAAAACCCACATCAACCGCTTTTCTGTTTCAACGCATACTTCAATCAGCACCCACTTGACATGCAACGGCGTCCTGCCTTCCGGCCAAGCCGGAAGTTGCGAGACATAACTTCCCATCCAGCATCGTTTAACTAATGACGGCTTGCCAGTTGGCATCTCGGCTGGATGTTCTGGATCAACAGCCGCAGACTGAAATTCATAGAGGGTAATGTAAACATGCTGTTCCGTGTCTGTGGGAACAACCAATCCTCCATCTAACACGGCAGTGACCGAAGAAACGCCATCCGTTGTGACGGCAACCTTGTCCACATCCAGCCAGATAAAATATGTTTCACCCTCCACCCCTGGTATCGGCAATTGAAACTCATCGCCTTCCACGTCTGCTGGCAGATCAATATCGTCGAACGACACGATCCCATCCGAAATAGCTACCGTATTATCAGCCTTGAGTTCATACCCAAAATCATCCAACTCAAACGAAACGCCGCCACTATCCGCCGCGTCAAACCAATCGGGCGCCATTCCACGGCTACCTTGTGGTCCCATGTCGTCAGAAAACAGGTTTTCAACGCTATTTCGCAAATCCTCCATTTCCGCACGCAATATCTCTATCTGCGCTAATAGTGCTTCTTCTGACATAACATCGTTCCTTACGGTTCAATATCCTCTTCAAGAGAAATGTCTTGCCAGACTCCAAATGATACTGAGTACCGAATGGCCGTGAAATACGCCCCATCCTTAAAAACTCTCGACCCGTCAGCATACCCGTCTATGTAATCCTGAGCTTTTTTACGACTGTTGGTCGTTCGCATTCCTTGCGTAATTATCACCTTGCGAAACTCGGAATAATTGTTGCGATATTGATGACGCTCTAAACTGCCAACGTCATCCCACTGTCCAATTATCACGCCTTCCATTGCGGCACTGCCGCCCGATACTGGCCGGGTATTTATTCTAAATTCATATGTGCCATCAGGATTGATATCCCCATCCACGGTATTCGCATAGGCATAGTCCAAATTCGTTATTACGGTTGGAATACTGCGCCAGTTCCGATATTTCCATCCTTCCGCTAATCCATCTCGTGTTTTCCATGTGAAGTGCAGTTCCACCGGTTTGCTCTCTGCCCGGCTCACCCCGCCGCCGTAGGTGCCGTCTGGATTGAGTGTCACGTCTTCCGCTCGGAAGGCCACCCCTTGTGTTCCCGCCGGCGCGTCCGGCTTCGTCCGGTAATTCAGGTAGGCATAGTCCCGCACCGTGGCCAGGCTCCCATCCGTCACCACGGTCTCAAATGTCACCGGTTTGCTCTCTGCCCGGCTCACCCCGCCGCCGTAGGTGCCGTCTGGATTGAGTGTCACGCCTTCCGCCCGGAAGGCCACCCCTTGTGTTCCCGCCGGCGCGTCCGGCTTCGTCCGGTAATTCAGGTCGGC